CAATCACTGTATCAAGTGGACGAGTCGTGAGAACTAAACTAAATTGAAAACGATCTGCACCTGGAGCCTGATAGTTAAATGCTGCTTGCGCTGGATCAAGAAGAGTTGTATCAATTTCGCTGTCGACTATTTCTTCGTTGATCTCAAGACCAACCTTTACATTTGCAGAAGCTGAATATGCATTTACAACTGCAGTTTGATCAGCAACCTTCACGAAGTATCCATCAGCATAAAAGATACCTTCGTTGATTGAGACTACTGTTCCAAAACCACTTGAGTTTGAAATATTGGCTTGACCCTCTGTATTTTCTCCTGAAACCTTGATCACATCACCATTTGTAAACTCGTTACCTGTGACATAACGAATCATGAGAGTTGGATCACCCTCGAATGGATAATGAGTCGCTAGAACTTTTGCTTGCACATTTCCTGAGATATTCCGAACCACACGATTTTCGAAATCAGTAATATCAACGTCGTTATCTTTATATGTTCTTTCAAGTTTGAGAAACTTACATTTGTTGTCTAGGGTCATGTTTCCGCCAATAACTGGGGAACCATCTTGGAAAATATGATCGCCGAATGCTTTGATTTGATTCTGAATAATACTTTGAATCTGTGTAAGTTCACGAGCCTGGACTGCGCGACCAGGTTTGAAGAGAATCTTCATATAGTTATTATCTAATGCGTTCTCTTTGAAATCATCGTAATATGGATCGATATTGAACTCCATGATTTAAGCCTCTACTCTTTTTTGTTGTGCGGCGCGTCTTGCTTCAGACCATGGTTTTCCGCGATGTTTAGGAATTATATGATGTAAATGTCGTTCCATGAACTTCTACCTAAAATGAAAGTACAATTTTAATTTGATCGATTTGATTATCTTTTCTAATAATGTTTGTTCTATTTTCCATATACACTAAATCACCGCTGAAAGGTTTGATTTCCGATCCAGAAACCGCCAAAATAGGAGTTGATATACCCGATTGAGCACTCTTTATCGAAGAACTCACAGGGAATGTGCCTGTGATATTATTTATGTAAAGATAATTATCCCCAGCAGACCAGTGAGCCACGTTAGCCACAGCTTCCGCTCCAACGAGAGAACTGCCGATATAGACTGTTTCGTCGTTTACAAAGTTTGCAGTTACAGGATCGCTTACCAAAAGGCGAGTTGTGGCTCTATAATTGGTTAGATTCGCGAACCAGGCACTGTTTGCAATTAGCGGATTTACGAGTAGTCCGACCTGATTGAAGTCGAATATATTTGTAGAATCGCTAATTGGAATCTTTACCCCATCGGTATCATCATTAAGTTCGACGCAGATCATTAGACTATGTGCTCGAAGCTCTTTTGCAGGATTAGATCCGTGTCCGCCAATTGGTCCGACTTGAATATCAAACACTGCATTCGATCTCTCGACATAAACCGTCTGACTATTTGCTGCATAGGTGAATGGAGTATTAACCTGCATCGTCGTATTGTTTACAATCGCGACAACATTGCGGCTTAGTCCGTTCATTGTAATAATGTCGTTCACATAAACGTTGCCTAGCAACGCTGTTGCATTCGAACTTGCGTTTGCAGTCACAATTGTAGCAGTTGTATTGAAAGATCCATTCAGCGTTGCAGAATCTAGGCGAGAGGCAAGAATATTATTCGCAGTTACATCGCCTCGAGTGTAATTATTGCCGCCGATCTGTACAGTTACAGAGGTTACATTTCCGTTCGAAACACGAGCAAGAAGTTTAGATCCACTGCCGTCGGTATTCGTTACAGAAAGGAAATTTGCCGTGTTTGAATTGCCACCGCCAATGTAACCAGAACCACCCCAAAGAACGCGAACGATATCGATTCTGCCATCTTCCGCTGCAGCTAATACCGCAGAGTCTGTCGTAACTGGCATCCATTGTGAGGTGAAGAATTTTTGTTTTAATCCTGGTGGGATCGTATACATATACTTCCAGCGATATCCATCATTTGTTACGATAAATGGATTTTCAGGGAGTTGACCATCGATATCGATCGTAGGTTCTATTGTCGAAGGCGAATTATTTGCATTGAAGAGACACTTGAAGATTTGATCTCTCTTATTTCGAACATAGAATGTATTTGCAACTTGAGGATAAGTGTTGTCTCTGCGTTGAATTATGACCTCAGAATTACCATAGGCAGCATTCGCATTTAGAGAAATAACTTTATTACTGCGAATAGATACAACCTCTCTCGCATCCTCACCAACAATTATGACGTTTCCTGTGCCAACATTTCCTATAAAGTTTGCAGTATTGGCGATAATTGTTTGGCCATTTGCAACAAGTGTGAGAGATTGCGATGTATTTGTATTCGTAAAGACGCTATTGACCAAGAGCGCTGTGCTATTGATCACAGCTGTAACAGTTTTGATCGTATTATTGACACTAATTTTGTCACCAGGAAACAAATATGTTGTGAATTGAGTTCCTGTTCCAAGAATTGTATTCGCATTTGCAGTGATCGCAACTGTTCCACTCAAATTGATATTTACATTCGAATTTACAGTACCTAAAGTATAATAATCAACATATGAGAAAATTTCAATATGATCCTCGTAAGTGTCGTAGGTTCTTTCAGTTTCCCAGTCGACTCGAGAAATGACTGGCTGCATGTCAGATTCATAAATCTTTTTTAGTCCAACCATATTATAGTAGAACTCATTTCTACTATTTGTAGTGAAAATAATATTGTCTACGTTAGATGGATTGGCGCCAGTAAATGTAGTTGAACGACCGATTGTAACAAATGTGTTACAGATGTTAGTATTTGCTAAATCTTTTCGGAGTTTGTCAATTATAAAATTACTAAAGAGAGGTGTGATAAGAGATTTCATTTATTCCTCAATTTCCTGTGAGAGTCACGATCTTGAAATTAGAAAGATATGTGAGGTTTGGTATAACGTGATAGACGGCATTTGTTGTGTTGCCATAATATGCTAGGTTTATATCGATGTAGTTTGAAATTACTTCATTTACTTTGGCATTTTGAACTGTTGCTCGCTTCATATAGACAACACCATTTGCATTTGATGTATATGGAGTGTCGACAGTTAATATAGTTGCGTTAGATATATTTATTACCTGTCGCGGCTGGTTTGCAATCATAATATAGTCATTTACTGAGAGATTAGTATTGAATGAGGACCCGAAACCCAAAACAATTGCATTACCTGTTGCAATTTTTACGGTTCCAGTTTGAGCAGTATATACATTTGCAGTAAAGATATTGAAAGAAACATTATCATTAGCTCTTACAATCTCAGATAAAACATTTGCGTTACCTGAAACAACCAAGCGAGTATTTGCTAAGACCTCTAGAGGCATATTTGAGGAAACTGTGCTGAATGCAGTATTTACAACGAAATGCGTTCCATTGGTTATGGAGATTATCTCACGAACTTCACCATTTATTTGTACAATATTATTTGTAGAGAGTATAAACTGTTCTGGATTTATAACCAAGGTTACAGGATTCATTCCATCATATCGAGAATTAGCATTTACAAAAACTGTATTTCCATTCGTATCTGATGTTCCAGGGATACGAATAAATGTTGTATTACTTGTTACTAATCCCTGACCTCTATAAACAAAATCTCCATGAACCTCAAGTTCAGTATTACTATTGACTCTCGAGATCAAGCCAGTAATCGGGCGGGAATCGTCGATAATCAATAGATCGCCGACGTTGACTCGAGTGTTTGCATATAGTGCGATATTGTTTGGATCAGAGACCCATGTTGTTTGTATTCCAGTTACTACATTTGATCGAGAATTTGCAACAGTAACCACCGCCAACGCCACGCCTTCTGTTCTATTTCGTGCAAGAATCGAAGTGACGTTTGAAAATTGACCGATCTTTCTCTCGACATCATTTCTCGAAATAGTTTTAGCAATCATTGCTAAACCAGCTGGATGTGCAATATTTTTTATTGTTGTTTCATAATCAATCAAATTCTTTTCTGATTCGATCACATACGAGAAATTATGATATATTTTTCCATCTTCAAGAACTTTATCAGAACTTGGGAAGCCATCAGAATTGAGATAGAATCCATTGAATTCAATCAATCCATTTGCGAAAAATGCTTTTCCTTTCGCCAAACCATTGCCATACTGCATTGGATTTGGAAGACCATCAGCAATAACCTGCATTGGATACTGCGATGGAGCAGGAACATTCATTGATAGATTTGAATTGCAATAGATTCCATTTGCGCTAATTAAATCAATTGTATTGCTGAATGCACCTGAGTAATTGTACAATCTCAATAAACCAGTGCTTGGATTATAAGACTTCACATTGGCTTTGAATGATGCATTGCTAATACTATTTCCCTGATAAACATATTCGGTTTCTACAAATACGTTTGCTTCAGGTACTGGATTGATAATTGTATCAAGAATCTTTAGAGAAACATTTGGACTTGCAACATAATCATATCCACGATAAATCAAACGAAGATCTTTAATACGACCAATTGCTGTTGTGTTTACAATATTTTCAACACCATCACCAAAAAGATATCCAACCAGTACTGGCTCAACACCTCTCTGTTTAGAAATTGTTACACCTGTTGCAGTTGTTGCAAATTCAGTGTTTACATATAGATGAGTATTATTGATCACACTCATCACTCTACGAATTTCATTATTGACACGAATCAATGTTTTATTGTTTGCGCCAGAAGAACCAGTAAACACAGTACCAGTTCCAACAACAAGATTATTTCCGATTGCAATATTGACTGTTCCTGTCAATGTATCGTATATTGGAGAAACACGAGATACATGAACTTCTGGACGAGCGAGGTATCCTTCACCACGATCTGTCAATTGAATTGATGTAATTCTACCACCAGAACCCACTGCTTGAACAGTAGCAGCTCCGCCATAACCACGACCACTGAAGCTGACAGTATCTCCGATAGAATATCCACGACCACCATCCATAATACGAACATGAGCGATCAATCCAAGATCTTTATATGTTTGCCATGTTGCTCTTTTGAGTTCTCTTTCATCTTCATAACTATACAAAGATGATAGTTGAGAATCGTAGTGTGATTCAATGCCAAGTCTTGGTGATTGTCTAAATCCAGCGCCACCATTTATTACTGCGATGAGGGAAATGCCACCAGTATTTTCTGTTACGAAGTCGAAACACTGAATAAGTTGGCTGTTTGCATTTGCAGGAACTTGTGTGTTTACGATTGAATTTACGATGAAAACTTTATCCGTATTTTTAGTTTGTAAACTTGATCCACTTAAAGCAGTTGTAATACTATCAACACCTTGAAGTCTTACATCATAGATGAGAATTTGTCCAGTGTTATTTGTAGGTCCACCAACTCCGAAGATTATATTATTCGGCGTTGCCACTTTACCAGAGAAGCGAGCGTCAAAGAAGTTTGTTCCGTTTGCCCAAATTTGTTCGCCTTGAATATAAAAATCGTCTTTATCAGTCTCACTCACATTGAGAATTACGTTGCGATTATTCGCTGTAAATGGATCGTAATCTGTATCGCTGATCAATGAGTCTGAGAGATAGTCAATGACTGATCTATCGTAAGTAATTGGAATTAGAAAATTCTTTTGACTGTTTGATGTACAGGCTGTCTGATTGAGTACGGAAACCTGAAGATCAGTAAACATGTTTGCACGAGGGTCATCACCAATTCCTCGATAAACAATCACTTCTGTATTCGAATATAGACGATATCCATAACCAGGAAATTTTGTTGTAACTGATTCAATAGAGCCAAGAGTTACATTACCTACGATTGCAACAGCATCATTTGCATCACTAGTGATTCCAAGACCACCTGTAACTACAACAGGATCGCCAATGTTATAATATAAACCACGGCGACGTTGTTGCGGATCTGTTTTTATATTGGAGTCAATCTTGATATTTGAAATTGTTCCGATAATTTTCTCAAGGAAAACTTTTGCAGTTTTATTTTCATCGATATAATCAATTCGAATTTTTTCACCATTATTGAAATACTGTTTTACATTTGAAACATAGATCTCAATAATTTCTTTTCCGTTTGTTTTATCAATCGTACGATTTGCAGACTCTACAACGCAGCTCGCGCCTGAATCAACACCGACAATTCTACGCTTCTCAAGTAAATTTACATCTACATTTTTATTCGAATCGCTAAGAGTAATCTGAAATGCTTTTGGTTTTGTCCATTTTCCATCAGAGGCAACTAGAATTTCTTCTTTTGGATAAAGAATCTCAATGTCTTCGTCGAACAGAGCTCTGAATAGCCACTTTATAGATTCGTCGCTACCTTTTTTGCTATAAAACTCTCTTGCACTCTTGAGAATCTTTTCAGTACTCAGAGCAGTTTTTTCTGGGAAGTATGGAAGAATTTCTTGTTTGAAATAACGAATAAACTCATCTGGTGTCTTATCAATATCACGATATTGATCAATATTCATTGCATGGTAAATGGTATTACCTGCAGTATTTGATACACCTTTAGTGTTATTCGTTTCTAACCATTGATAATATAATTCAAGAAATCTTTTAAATTTTGGATGATCAGCTCGAATAAAATCTGGGAGTTGACCCTCAATAAGTGCTGAAACTGTTTTTTCGGAAACAGCCATAGATTATACCACTGGATTTATAATTGTTGTAACACTTCCAGGATCAGTTAGATCCATGGTAATGATTTTATTTTGTGAAGAAGCGAATACTTTCTTTGATGGTATAGAATGTACAACAAGAGTTCCAAATGGGTCTGAAATAGCAACTGGTTGGAAGTTATTGATCGTAACAACTCCAGTTTTATAGTCAATTACTCCAATTTTATCATCGATTGTTTTCTTTACTGGAGAACTTTCATCAAAGTAGTAAATTTTCAATCGACCAGTTCTTCCCTCGAGACTTACATTGAGTCGTGCACCCACTCCACCACCACCAACAATTTTTGCACTTGCAGAGGTATAATTTGCGCCTGGATTCGTCATAATAATTTTCTTTACTTGACCATTTACAATTACAGCCTCTGCTTCTGCACCATTGCCATCACCTTCAATCACCACTTCTGGTTTTGTTACATAATCATTTCCAGGAGAAAGAATTTCGATACTCTCAACACCCGTATAAGATTGAATAACCTCTTCAATATGGCAATCACGCAAAATTCCTGTTGAATCAAAGTATTTGAATGAAGGTGTGACTCTGATATGATTTGCAGCTGTTCCTTGCTGTAACTCAGTATTGAAATTGAGAGTGTAAGAAAGTCTTCGTGTTGCATCAGCAAAGAAACGTTTTTCTAGCGTTATTACTAGATCATTACTTACAATTGAATTTTCGCTATCATCAATCTCACGAGTTAGCTGAGAAACCAGAAATACAGAATTAAAATTGTTTAGATTATCTACAGCAAATTTACGAATTGCAGAAACAATAGAAACATTGATTTCTTCTAGACTCTTGCTTGTCTTAGATAGATCAGCCCAAATTTCCGCCTTTACATTCACATAAGTGTAGTCAGCTGGAACATATTCGGGCGTAACTGTCATAACACTAAATGGTTTCATGATATTTTTCTTTACATTTTCAATTTCTGCAGAAGTAATCTCGTATCCACCGAGTGGTTTTGCTGAGAAAAATACCTTTCCATAAACTGGAGGGTAATTATCTTCGCCACCCCAAACACTTACAGCTTCGAAATATGGATAATCGCGATTGATAATTGCAATATAATCATTTTTGGTAACAGCGCGATTTTGCGAGATATATGCCTTTGGTGCAGTGAATCGAATTCGTTCGAGATCTTCAGCAGCAGCACCAGAAGATGATTCATTTACAAGAGAAACATTTACCGTGACTGCGCCAGAAAGAATTATGTCGAGTGGTTTGAAAACTCGAAGACCATTTGCTTCAACACCGCTTGTGGCAATGTATGAAACAACAACGATATTTCCGTTTGTAAGTTTCCTACCAATAATTCCATCACCAAAGTAGATCTGATATTTACCGTTTTTGTTTTCTTCAAGATAGAATACACGAGCATCTGCGTCAACGTCAGTCGCATCCTCTGAAAGAATGTAAGATTCTTGATTTGCATTCTCAGCTGAGGCTTGAACGCTCACTTTGAGAGTTGATGTATCGATATTCGAATCTGGAATTTCAAAGTATTGTTTTGAGTTCGTTTGCGCATCATAGGTGAATGTGAATCCAGTTGGTAGACCTTCTTTGATTTCGAGATTCTCAACAGAAAACAATCCAGTCTGTGAATTCTTGACAGCAATGCGACTTGATGAAGTCACAAAAATAAAGTTTGCACCATCTTTTGTTTCGGAAACGAATCGAGTAAAACGAGGAATTACAACTCGGCTATTTGCGTCATTTGGAACTGGAGTGATCGTGAGATCTACTGCTGCTCGAGCAGCCACACGAGAGCGTGGAGTATACCCGAGAAGTTTAGCATGAGAAACCACAGATCCACGAGTGAGTGCAGTATCGATAAACATCTCATTGGCAACCATATTCAAATAGTAGCCCATATAATGTGTGTTGTATGAGAGAAGATCAAGAAGAACAGACATACCTGAGCCTTCAAAATTATAGTCACTAAACTCGGACTGAGACTTGAGGTATGCCCTTAGATTATCGCGAATTGTGTCAAAGTCCAATTCTGCGACTTTGAGTTTTGCATCTGAATTAGCCATTTAGCGTACTCGTTCTAAGAAAAATGTTACAGTTAGAGGTTCAGTTGTATTTCGAACAAAGAAAGAAATTGTAATATCATAACCATTATCATTGTAATTCGGTACTGCAGTAACCTGTTGAATTTCGATTCTTGGTTCGTAGTTTTTTAGAGTTAGAAAGATCGAATCTTGAATCAAGGAAGTCGTAACATTATCAATCGGCTCAAAAAGAAACTTTTTTAGATTTGAACCAAGTTCTGGTTTAAATGGTCTTTCATAGTGACTTGTGAGGAGAAGACTTCGAATCGACTGAGTTATAGCATTCTCGTTGAGTTTCTTCGAGATATCCTTCGTCGCAGGATGGGCTATGAAATCGAGATCAAAATCGGAAAACTTTCTTGCTATCAATGACATTCTTACAACTCTTGTAATTATCTATTATTTATGTTGGGTCTGGAAGTTCGCCAATTGTTCCAGGATATAGATCGGTGTAATATGACTCTAGATTTACTTCCGATGCGAAATTCGGCAAACTTACAGAAACATCTAGATTGATCGAAGTTGGTAATCCGACAATCTTCAAGAATTTACAGAAATCGAGCGTGAACCATTGAAATAATGCGCCTAGTCCAATCAGTTTGAAGAATTTATTAATCTTCGCCATAAACTTCTTTAGGAGATACATTGGCCACTGCTCGGCAAAGTTCTGTAGTGCTTCAATATAACGATGTATTTTTTCTTCGAGGCTAATAACAAAGTCTTTGATCTCTCCTCCGATAATCGAAATCAAACTAAAACCAAAAACTGAAATACTTTCGATCGCGCTGATAATCTGTTTTCGAATCTCATTTTTAATTTGTGAAGGAGCATTTTTGAGAGCCTCGATGAGTAAAGCGATCTTCGCTTGTATAATGGCTCCGATATCGAGACTCAAGAGAGCAGGAAGGTTAGGAAGTCCAAGAGTATCCCAAATCGTTTTGAACTTGCTAATCAGTCCACCGATTGCACCGTATATAAGAGAATATGCACCATTTTGCAATTTACTCATAATATATGAAAAGATAACCTCTGCTCGAATAGCGATGGAGTTGACTCCATATTTTATGCCATCATATAGTTTGTGAATATCAGGGAGAAGCGCAAACAAAGCATCTACCTTCTCTGCGATTTGAGCCTTGAGTTTAGTGCGATATTCTGGATTCGAAAACAACTGAACGATATCAATAGAGATTCCGAGAACAGGAATTGAAAACGAAACTGGAAGAACTGCATTGATAATCTCTAAAAGTTTTGCCTGGACGAACAAATGAAATTCTTGGCATAACGCAGTAATTCTTCGTTCCCATTCTTTATCTGGTATGCTCAACCCGCCGTAGATTGGCTTGGATAATGAGATTGGAAAGTTTCCCAACACGTTTTCTAAGGTCTTGAGAATTGATCGCATACTTTCAATTGTGCTTTCTAGAGGTGCAATCTTTCTCAAAAGCTCTTGGCGGATCTCTTCTCTAACCTCTGTTGCTAACTCTCTTCGAATTTTTTCTATTTCAACTGTGAATTGAGAAGGAAGATTTGCGAGCTGAACAAATAAATTTGTAAGAGCTGCCTTTGTTGGCAGCATTGTTCCTTCGCATGGTATTGCTAACGAAACTGACATCATGCAGATCCGTTTGAAGAATTATTAGATGTTCTTTTTGCTATAAGTTGAACTTCTTCCAGTGTTTCTGTTTTAGGGAATAATTTCTTCCCAACTACTGTTACAACAGAAGCTGCAGATTTCAAAGTTTTATTGATATCATTTTGAAGCTGAGAGTCGAGCTTGAAATCAATATTTTTTCCAGCTGCCTTTGATGCAACATCATCAATCTTTCCATATAAAGTATTTTTGAGATTATCTTTGAGACTAAGAATCTCACCCCTATTTTCGTTTACGCTTGCTTCAAAATTCGCAACCTTTTGAGTCAACTCACCCAAAGGAGAATTTTCAAGTAAGTCTTTACCTAATGCATTTGCTGCCTCATTGAGTTTATTGAACACATTGCTGACAGTAGAGGTAATTCCTGCGATTGTTTTACCGAGCGACAACCCCTCAGTTGGAATTTTCTTTGCTGTAATTACCACTTCCTGAAGATCAGGAACAGAGTTTGCTAGAGCTGTTTGAGCGTTTGTATTTGCAGCAGCCGCAGCGTCTTCTGCTGATGCTGCAGCTCCACCGCCAGTCAATCCAGCACCAGAGGATGAAGTTGCAGATCCAGACTGCATATTGATTTGTGCAGCTGGAATATCAACACTATCACCTTGCAATGCCGTAGTCTCTCCTTTGAGGCTGAGTTTCTTATTGGCTGTGATATTTGCAACTCCAAGAGAATTTATATTCATATCAGAGGTTGACTCAGTGAAGTTTTTCTTGCTCTTCATACGAATATCACCAGTTACTGAAAGATTATAGTTTCCAGCAACCTCGATATTCATATTGCCACCAACCTTTAGATTACAGTCACCACCGACTGTAACCGAACACTTGCCGTCGATATAAACATAATCTGAACCCATGACGACAGTGTAATGATCTTTTTGTATACGATCAACGCGATTTCCGTTTGTATCTACTTCAATATATGAACCATTGCGATGCGCCAAGTGTATTCGTTCTTTTCCTGGAGTGTCATCAAATTCTAATGCATGACCTGATTCAGTTTCAAGTGCATTATTGTATGGATACTTTGGTGCATATGCAGGATTTGGTTCATTCCAAGAAACACCACCCGCAGAAGTAATATTTTTCTTTTGATTCTTTTTTCTTGTTGCAATCACTGTGCCTTCAGATTTACCACGAGCAAGACGATTGAATGTAGACTCTTTGATATATTTGCTTTTTGGATATTGTTCTGCCGCGTCGTCTGGCTTCTTTGGACGCGAGCTGACTGTTGTTCCTGGATCGCTAA